TCTACCATAAAAGACGAAATAATGAGAATGGGCCTCACGGAGCTTTACCAAGATATAAATAACTTCTTGATAAGCATTATTAAGTTTACCAACGAGCACAAGCAACAAATTTCGGGTGGCATTAAGGCAGGTTGGGAAAGTGTAAAGGCAACAGTGCAAGCTTTATATACGATAATGCAACCCATAGAGCCCTTATTGCGTTCTTTGGGGGCTTTAATTGGATTAATTAGCGAGGGTTTAATTTATATAACGGTTGGAATATTGCCGTCTATGTCGAGCAAGTTAGCATTAATAGTTGGGCAGTTTATGGATTTAGGGGCCACAATAGTCCACGTAGTAGACCAGGGGGCGTATGCAGTAACGCTCCAATCCACAGAAGCGGCAAAACAGGCCCAAATGGCAAAAGACAGCATAAATAGATTTTTAAATAAAGGTTCTCAGTTTTGGAACGGAGACTCTACCCAACTGTTAAATGATTTAAAAAAGGCGCAACAACTTATTAATGATATAAATAAGCCAACTAAGTATACCCCGCCACCTCCATTTAACCCACCGAAGCCAAAAAGCCCAGCAGTTGATACAGGTAAAGGTGCGGGCGATTTAGATAGATTAAGAGACTCTTATAATGCCTTGATGGACGAGCTTTACTCCGCAACTCAGGTTGGTATAGCAAAAGATTTAGCAGACACTGATAAATGGTTGACCGAGAAATTAAATAAAATAAAAGAATTTCAGAAAAAGGGCGTTATATCGTCCCAAGAGGCTCTAAATGCGATAAATTTAGCCCAGAAAGGGGCGAGTATAAAAGACGATAAAATAATCGAAGATTACCATAAAAAAAGGGTTGATTTAGAGCGAGATATCACTAAAGAGTTTCAGACCGAATATGATAAAAGGCTTGCAGAGGCCCAAGATTGGGGCGATAAAGAGACAGAAAAGCTTGACGAAATTTATAAAAATAACCATTTCGACCAAATTGTTTATGATAAGTTATTGAAATTAAATGTAAAAGAGGCTGAGCTTTATAAGCAAGATGCAATGACTTACGAGCAATACCAAAATAATAAAATTCAAATTGAAGAAGCAACAGCCCAAAAAAGGCAAAAAGTCGAGCAAGATTACCAAAATAAAATAGCCGAATTAAAAATACAGAATGCTTTAGCCCAAATAGATTTAGATGTAAAGCTTCAAAATGAGAGCCAAAAAGATGCACTAAACGAGCAAATCGACTTAAATATGCGCTTGTTAGATGTTTATAAGCAAGAGGCCAAACAGTTTAGAGACGCAGGAGACGACCAAAACTATATTCAAAAAATGGAGCAAATAAAGAGGTTAGAGTCTTCCATTGTTGATTTAAAGCTAAAATGGTTAGAGTTAAATGGCACAATCGGGCAGGGCTTCCAGTTTGCAATGAAAGAGTTTTCTGACAAAGCCTTATCGAGTTTCCAGCAAGGGAAAGAAATTGCCAATTCCCTAATAAGCACTATGCAAAATGGGCTGACAAGCTTTTTAGATGTAACGAGTGCAAAGTTTATGAATTTTAGAGACTTAGCAATTTCTACACTCCAAAGCATATACCAAGAGCTTTTAAAGATTTTAGTGATACAACCACTTGTTAGTTCTTTAGGTGGCTTATTAGGTGGTGGTAGTGGTGGCCTATTTGGTGGCCTATTTGGTGGTGGAGCATTAGAGCCAGCGTCTCCAAATCTTGGTATGTTAGGATTACACTTCCACACGGGTGGTTATGTGCCACGATTCCATTTAGGTATCGATGAAGTGCCAGCTATTTTGCAAACGGGCGAGAGAGTTTTGTCGAGAGAGCAAAATAACACTTTTAATAAGTTAGCGAGTGCTTTAGATAACCCCGCACCAGCAAAGCAACAGCAAAGTGTTAATATAGTAAATGTAATCGACCCACAATTGTTGAATCAATACCTATCCAGCCAAGCGGGGCAAAAAGCGGTGATAAACGTAATAAGTAACCAATCCGCACAAATTAAAAAAGTTTTGAGGTAAAAAATGGCATATTCAGGGAAGCAGACTATAACGGGCCAGCAGAATAATTTTGTAAGTGCCTTTACTAATTTTTTTAGGTTTATTTGCGGAGACCCAAATACTCCAGGCAAGGATTGGCAAATTGTATATACCAATTTAGATACCTCGCCTAATAGCTTTACCTCTATAGCATATTCGGGCAGTATAACGGTTAATGCCTTAAATACCCCAACGGCTTTACCCACTGGTTTTGTAAGTAATTATACCTTTACCAATGGTTCGACCACTTTAGTGGAAGGGACTGACTACACTTTAGATTGGAAGCTTGGCTATTTTACCCTTTTGCAAGGGACCGTGCCAGCCACGATTAATTATTCGTATAATTTTAAGAGGTATCAGGTAGTAGTAAGAAATACAGGCCTTGACGGGCAAAGCCAAATAGATTTAGGTTTTTTAATGCTTTCTACGGGATTAGATAAAGCCAATATAGTTATGACAGGATACCGCAGGTTTGATGTTGGTGTTACGAATTTTTTTGACTCAACGGGCAATATGTATGCTTTGCAAAGCACTAGTTTGACTAATTGCTCTTTTCCAGCCTTTGGATATTGGACGGGCGATATCTACCAATGGATTTTTTCAAATAAGCAAAGAATTATTATTGTAGTTAGAAATAATACCTATTACTCTTTTGGCTATGCGGGTTATTTTATGAGAGTAAGCTTGCCTTCCGAATACCCAACACCTATGTGGATTTATGGTGATTTATGGACGGGAAGTGATATCACGAATACGAGTTATGCGATATATTATGATAACACTGCTAACAATTGGCCTTCGGCAGTAAGAACTTATATCGCTCAACCTTTTTCGTCTGGTTTTCAGCCCCCTACGAATAGCAATGATTATGGCAAAGGCGGAATGATTAACTATGCTAATCAATGGAGTCGTAGATACAGAATGATACCAACGGAAGGGCCAGCTTATTTTTATGATGGAGCAAATTATTATGACGGAGGTTCAATATGGTATACTTGGGCTACTGTAGCATACCAATCGGGATATAATAATGTCTTAATGCCTCTTTACCTGTTTTGCGATGAATATATTTCGGGTTTTCCTGATGGTTGTTATTACTCGCCTGGTTTTGCGTTGCAGTCCGAAAATGAATTTACGGTTGGAAGCGACACATATATTATTTTTCAAAATTGTTTTAGGACGGGATACGACGGCTTTATGGCCATCAAGGAGGCTTAATGGCAGTATTTAATAAATACCAATTTACCAATGTAGCGACGCCTTTGGCAGTTTTGCAGAATATAGCCAATAGCGTTGTCTTAAATGGTTGGACGATAGATAAGTTTGATAACACAAACCTTGAGCTATATATACACTCTACGGGCAATGGAAGCCAAAATTTATATTATTCGATGAAGTATCTCTACTATTCTGGCTCGTATGGGACTTATTACTATTTACAAATATATGGCAATTTAGGATTTAACGGAAGTTTGGCGTATAGTGCACAGCCAGGAGTGTTTTCAAGTGGATATAACACCCTGATGCCATTTCATAACCCAGCACAATTTCCCCTAATGACTCAATGGGTTTTTGCTAATCAAAACGGAATTTTAGTTTTTTTAGATGGAAATTTTAATATTGTTTATGTCTCAAGTTATCCCTTTAAAGGAAGGTGGATTGTCCCGATTTTTATGGGTTCTATAGAGAGCTACAAAAGTGGAGAGACGGAAGGCAATATTCTTATAACCAGCAAAGCGATGAATGTTAATGGTGGGCCTGTTGTTTTTAGTATTTGGAGCGGAGCCAATGACGGGTCATACAGTTCGGGCGATTTGTATTATTTGAGTGCAGGGCGAATAAAAGGGGCGGTAAGCTCTACGGTTTCTTTGGCAAGAGCTTGTGTCCCTGCTGGCTCATATGGTTCTATATATGTTGTGCAGAATAGAGGTTTCTCTTATAATTGGGCGGTTAAAATGAGCTCCTACACAAATAAAGCCCCGATAATTAAGCCGATAATATCCCTGTCTTATGCAATTAGTGGTTATAATTATTTTCACCCAATAGGCGAATTGCCTTATTATGCTACGGCAGGATATCCTTATTTTCTACCAGGAGACACAACTTATTATGGGCAGAGAAAGTTTACAATTATTGAAATGGGCGACTACCAGTCCCCTTATGGCGTAGCTATCGAAACGGGTAATTAATGGCATATATTTTCTCTATTTTTGAAAGTTTTCTTATACCAGCACCAGAATGGCCTGAAAGAGATTTAAATTACTTTCCTACAACGGCCAATGTAGTAATAGATTTATTAAAAGATAAAGAGCCTATCCTTTTAACCCACTTTACCTATAAAGATTTAGTATTTGGTGGAGCAAAAAGAAGCGGGCTAAAGGCCTATGATATGTATGATATTTTCTATAACCAGATTTGGTTGTCTTTAACTAATATAAGTGCGGGCCTCGTATCCACAGACCAATACTATAATTTTTATATTTGGAATGCTTATACCCAAAAGGTTAATTTACCCCAAATACAAAACAATGCCCTTGATGGAATAAGTTTCTCTGTTAGTTTGACTGGAGCATACAACCCATTGGTTCAAAAAAGCACAGTGATAAAAATCCAAGCGATAAATGGCCAACCAGTAATAAATGGCAGTTTTAGTTTTTTGTTTGATATTGGCGGGAATTATAACTTATTTATAACGGGTTTAAGAATAGCCACTTTACCTTTGGTGCATATTATCCCTGATAGTTTTGAATTTACCTTATCTTATGCTTTGGTTAATGCCGTAAATATGTTTCTTAAAGAGCAAAGGCGAAATTTAGTCGATATACCGCTGAGAGGTTATAAAGCAAAAGCCTTTGTCGATAATATGTCTTACGGCACAGCAAGAACGAATTTAGACCAACACGGGGGCAAGTTGTTTGCGGTTTCGATACCATTTGAAAAAATAACCCCTGTAGCGAGTAATTTAAACGGGCTATCGTCAATAGTAGTAAACGAAGATATATCTAAATATACCGAAATTACCACTTGTCCTTTAGTAGTGGTTTACCAAAAAAGCACCCAAGTTGCCTATTGTTTGGAAGTGGCTTCGGTAGACACAACTAATAAAGCAATAGCTTTGCAATATCCAGCCACAAGTAATTTACCAGCAAATGATATAGAGATTTACCCAGCCTTTTATGGAGTAATAAATAATATAACCCAAGACGGAAAAGCGGGCAAGTTTGCAATGATAGATTTTGAGGCTAAAGAGGTGTTTATCTAATGCAATCTATGACGGGATTAAATACCTTAAGCACTATATTTGTTTACCCCCAGCCTGATTTAGATAATTATAAAGTGGAGTATTTAGACAATGGCGATTTTGTTTCTTTTGCGGGGTCGAGAACGATTGGTTATCCATATACCCCCGTATCTCTAAGAAAAATAACGGCTTCTTATACCTTTAAAACAAGGACGGATTTTCAAACTTTAAACTCTTTTTATAAGTTTACCAATGGGCAGTTGTCGAGGTTTTGGCTTGCTTGTTGGAGCCAAGAATTCTCTTTAGCCGTGAATGCGAATTTAAATGACCCCTATTTAATGGTTAATTTTTCACAATTAACGGCTAAAAATGACCCCAATTTAAGAATATTTATAACAACAAAAGCGGGCGATTTAATTATAAGAAAAATAACTTCTTATGAAGTGGAGACGACGGGCTATGAAAGATTAATGCTTGACACGGCAATGCCAATGGCTTTAAATATAACTGATATAAGTTTCTTTGGCAGGCTAATCTTGGCAAGGCACGCAAGTGATTTTATTGTAAAGATACAAAAAGCAGATGGCGAAGATATGATAGGCCAAGTAAATTTAGTCTACCAAGAAGTCCCTTACGAATATTCGGAGGTATAATGGCGTATAATAATGATATTGTGCAAACTCAATTACCTACTTTTGCTGAGCTTTATGATTTTTATTTCCCGCAGTATGTAATAAACGTAACCAATTATCCCAAGAATATTACCTATAATAGCACAACCTATATAGCAACGGTAATGCAAAGAAGCGAATTTACGGCAGAGAAAGGCAATAAAAGAGAGGTTACCATAACTTTCGCGACTAAAGAGTCGAGCTCTTTAGATTTTTTGGTTGTAAATGTGCCACGTATTAGATTAGTTTTAAGGCGGTTATTTTTATCTACCCAGAGTATAAAAACTCTTTTTGTAGGCGAGGGCGAGGCTGTAGGCGTTGAGGGAAGGACTATAACTTTTAAGGCAGAAGATATTTTAATGCTTAACCAAACTTTAGTGCCTCAGATAGTATATTCGGCCTATTGTAATGCAACTTTATATGATGGTTATTGCGGAGTGTTAAATATTAATTTTAGAGATGTAACGACGGTTTCGGCGAGTGGTTCGGTGATAAAAGCGTCTATATTTGGTAGCAAGCCAGCAGATTGGTATACCTACGGCTACGTGGAGTATAATGGTAAATACAGAATGATAACTAAACACGACCAACCAAATAGCCAATGTTTCCTACATATGCCTTTCGATGATAATATTGACGGCCAGCAAGTTATTGTGTATGCGGGCTGTGATAAAACACCCGCGACCTGTAAGAATAAATTTAATAACCTTGCGAGATTTAAGGGGTTTCCGTATATACCTACTAAAAACCCCGTAATGTGGGGCTTCAAATGAAATATTTTTTTAATAATGACGAAGAATGGGCAAAGTTTAAAAGCGAGCTTCTTAGTTGGGTTGGAACGCCTTATCGACATTTATGGGGGGCAAAAGGGCGAGGGACAGATTGTAACCAATTTGTCGGGAATGCACTAACCCAAGCAGGTATTTTAGACGGCTACAAATTCGATATATATTCTCCTGAATGGTATATACACCTCGATAAAGAGATTATTTACGACTATATAATGTATAATAAGAGGTTTTTAAAGAGTGGTTTAGATTTTATTGAGCTTGAGCCTGATAATTTATACAAAGGCGATTATTTACTTTTTGCTTACCACTCACCTAAAAATTTAATGAATCACGTAGGTGTTTATTTAGATAATAACGAATTTATCCACAGTGCACCAGAAAGGGGCGTAATAGTGTCTGAATTAAATTACCATTGGAAGAAGCACCTTAAAAAAGTGCTTCGATTGGTGGAGTTGTAATGGGCTTCGCGGTTATCTTAGGTGCTTTTATAACGGGCGGGCTAACTTGGGCTTTATCTGGCAGTTTAATATTGGGTTTAGTAATGGTTGGGCTAACCCTAATTTCTTCTATTTTTACCCCTAAGCCAACAATGAATATGAAGCCCGCAAGTTTTGCCGATTTTCAAGTAACCCAAACAAATGAGGGGCAACCCGTGCCTCTGACCTATGGAATAGTAAATATCCCTGGAAATATTATCTTTTATGGCAACCTTTACACCGTCGAAGAGAAGCAAAAGGCGGGCGGTAAAGGTGGCGGGGGCGGTGATGTAGTAACGGGCTACAAGTATTATATGGACGTCTGGCAGGGCATAGCACAAGGCAAGATTAATCTAATAACTATGTATGAAGATTCTGACTCTACTAAAGGTGTCTCGAGCCTTTACCAGAAGTTTAATGATGGAACTAATGGAGTTTACCCAACAACGGCCGACGCTCCACAGCTAACCTATGCCTCATCTATACCTGGAGTGGCACACATATTTTTTAAGAGGTTATATTGTGGCGAAAATAAAACATACGTTCCTACCATAAATTTTAAAATCCAAAAGGTTTTGTCTACGGGCTTGAGAAATGAAAATATGTCTAATGGCTCTAACCCAGCAGGGGCGGTATATGACCTACTTGTGAATATAGCAGGGCTGAGCCCAAATGATGTGAATTATGATAATTTTAACCAGGCCTCAGATTATTATTATAGCAAGGGTTGGGGCATTAATTATGTTATATCTTCTTCTACACAAGCTAAAGAGGGCGCGAATAAGATTTTAGAGTTTGTCGATAGCTATTTAGATTATGATTCTAATGGCAAGATTGTTATAAAGATATTTAGACCTGACGATACCCCTATAGGGACTATCCAAGATGATTGGATAAGTTTCTCTTTAGCAAAGCCCAGTTGGAACACAATTTATAACCAATTTGTTGGTAATTATGTAGATAATGGAGTAACAAGAACGCTAATTCTTGAGAACCCAGCAACCCAATTATTAGCGGGAATGAAGGTGCGTCAAGAGATAGATTTAACGGCTTTTATAGACCAAACGACGGCGATGTCGAGATTGTCTGAATTTATGAAGCAAGGAAGCTATCCGAGAATGACTTTAAATTTAAAATTACCGATAAAATATGCGATGTATTCTATAGGCGATGTTTTAACGGTAATAAATTCTGATATTGGCTTAAATGGTAATTTTAGAATTCTTTCGATAAGCGAGCCAGCAATTGATAGTAATGAAATAACAATGCAACTTTTAGAGCAGACCGAAGCAAAAATGGATACCAACTTCTTAAATGTAGGCGGGACACAATGGGTGCAACCCACTTTTACGGCTACCCCTTTAACCCATATTAAGATTGTAGAGTTAGACTATATAAGTGGAGTATCTAACCCAGCACTTTTAATTTTAGCTAATAAAGAAATGGGCTACGAAACGGGTTTCGCTGTATATGGAAGCACTGACGGCTCTAATTATGAGTTGCTAACCACTTGCAGTTCTTGGGCTACGGCTGGAGTTTTAGACGGGCCGTATAGCTCCAATACCTATGATATAGACCCCAACGGGCTTTTATTTACCCCATATAAAGAGTTCTACACATATGCGAGCACGGATAGTGCAGGGTTATTTACTCAGAAAAGAGTTTTAGTAGTGGATAACGAGATAATGGCATTTCAAAACCTTAACCCCTATGGGACCGCAGATTATAGCATTACGGGTATAATAAGGGGGCTTTTATGGACCACAAAGGCAGACCACAGCAGTGGAGCCCAAGCGTGGATTAATAATATTGGAGACAACATTTTAAGTGTCCCGTATAATGTAAATACCTTTTATTTGAAAGTGGCCCCAATAGTTATGAACTCTGTTTTAGATTTATCACAAGTAACGGCTATACAAGTAAATTTGACCAATAAGGCAAATATACCAATTACACCACAGGCTATAGTAGCCACGAGAAGCGGGGCAAATGTAAATATTGATATATTCGCAGTAACTAAAGCTAATTTAGATGGAGCGGGTTACCAAAACGCGGATACCTACACCGATACCTACCCATTTTTGGTTGAGGGAAGTTTCGAGGTTACCATCGGAAGTAATGT